TGTTACCACAGAGGTGAACATCACGCTTGACGGTGTAGCAGCTAATATGTATGCTGGCGCTGTCAACGCTAAAGCCGAAGCTACTACTATACTCACTGGTGTATCTGCTGTAGCTACTACAGATGATCCTTTCTACATTGGTGATGAAGTAGAGATTGATGCAGAAGCTACGGTAGTGTTGCCTACTATCTCCGCAACTACTGCAGTGAATACGCCTGTAATCTCCGCAAAGGCTAGAACAGTTGTTGTATCTGTTGCAGCCGTTACCTCTATTGATACGGTAGATGTATCTGCAGAGGCTGTGACAGATGTGTCGGGCTTCTCTACGGCTACCGCTATCGGTGAGGTAAACGTTACAGGTGAAGCCTTTATTACTATCACAGGCTTTGCTATGTTGCTTGAAGATGGTGACACTACTGTAGATGCAGTTAAGTTCCCGTATCAAGCAGATGACTATAGCCGTAAGCGTCTGTTGCACCTCAATGCTCACACTAAGAACAACAAGGTGTATGTAGGCTACAAAGAGAAGGCAAACACAGTATCGGCCTTGGGTCCAGCAACGCCCTCTACTACTATTGTGCTGCCGCCTAAAGACCCAGCGCATACCATCGTCCTTAGTGGACACAGAAAAGATACCCGCATACGCATAGCAGCATAAGGTAGTCCCATGTATAAATGGCCTGACAAAGATAAAGATGAGATCGTAGACTACAGCATTGACTGGTCTCGCTTCCTGGACACAGACACCATTGCTGGTGCTACTTGGTTTGTGCATGATGCGAATGACGTAAAGACTCAACTGGCTGATGCACAGGTAGTCAACGGCTTGCAGTTCGTAACAGGGACAGCTACGTCTACTGTTGCTACGGCTCGCTTTAGCCTCGGCACAAACAACGTGCGTTATAAGGTAACGTGCCAAGTAACAACCGCACAGGGCTTGCAGTATGAAGCTTCTGTCTATCTTCGCATTAAGGAAAAGTGATGGCTTACAATTACCTTGCCCTTGTGAATGAAGTGCAGCGTCGGCTTAACGAGATTGAGCTTACTACTGCTACGTTCATTACTGCTCGTGGTGCTCATGCACAAAGCAAAGATGCTGTTAATGCTGCTATCCGTCACATCAACCAAGAAGAGTTTGAGTGGCCGTGGAACCATGTAGAACAGCATGAAGTGATGTCTAAAGGCATTACTCGCTACAGTATGCCTTACGATGCTAAGACTGTGAATATGAACAGCTTCCGCATTAAGCGTGATGAGACGCTGGGCAACCCCACTGTCAAACTAAAAGTACTCAACTATGAAGAATATCTTGACAAGTATAGCGATAGTGAGTATAACTCTAGTGAACAGAACCAAACTCTGCCCCGCTACGTAGTCCGAGCACCGAGCCGTGAGTTCTTGCTAGTGCCTACCCCGGATAAAGACTATGAGTTTGTGTACGAATACTACACAGCTTCGTATGATCTTCAGAATGCAGATGATGTTCCATCCCTCCCTGAACCTTACCGTCATGTCATCGTAGATGGGGCTATGTATTACGCATACATGTTCCGTGGTAACGAGCAAGCAGCTAACATGTCGCAAGCTAAGTTCTCGGATGGTATCAAGTATATGCGTAGCTTGAACATCAACCGCACTGAATACATTCGAGATACACGGGTTTACTACTAATGGCAACAGCGTGGCAGACATTTCCTATTGAGTTTAGAGGTGGTCTCATCTCTAACCTTAGCCCTTTGCAGCAGGGTATGAATGCTGTTGGGTCTGCCACTACGCTGCAGAACTTTGAGCCATCCAAAGAGGGTGGCTATCGTCGTATCAACGGCTACCAGAAGTTCAGCCCTGATGCAGTACCTGGTGTAGGCCCTGTGCTTGGCATTAAGGTTGTGAACCCTGATGAGGCGCTTGCTGTTCGTAGTGATGGGGCTACCTCTAAAGTTTACTACTCTACGGGTTCTGCTTGGACGCTGCTTGCTACAGGTGTATACATCGGTTCTAAGTGCCGCTTTGTTGATTACAACTTTGGTGGTGTTCACAAGATTGCTTTTGTAGACGGTGTTAACTTCCCTGCTATCTTCAATGACACTACGAACACTGTAACTTACATGACTGCACCTGCTGAGGTCGAAGGTGCTGCATTCGTAGCTGTATTCAAAGGCACTACCTTCTACGCCAAAGGCGATAAGCTTTACTTCACTGCACCCTTTAGTGACACGGACTTTAGTGCTGCTAATGGTGGCGGTGTCATTTCTGTTGGTCATACTGTGACAGGTATGATCGTATTCCGTGAACAGCTTATCGTGTTTAGCCGTAACAAGATTCAGCGTATTGTTGGAACTACGATCTCTGACTTTGCTATGCAGCCTATCACGGATAGCATTGGTTGCCTTGATGCTGACACTATCCAAGAAGTTGGTGGTGACATCATGTATCTTGCACCGGATGGTATCCGCCTCCTGAGTGCAACTGATCGTATCGGTGACTTCGGTTTGGATATTGCGTCTGATCCTATCACTGCTGACGTTAAAGCATTCACTACGACTTCTGTAAGCTACGCTTCTATTGTGATCCGTAAGAAGGCACAGTATCGTATCTTCGGCTACATCCCGTCTGAACAAGCAAGTGTAGCTAAAGGTCTTATCGCTACCAAGTTCTCTGCTCAAGGCTCTGAGAACATTGCTTGGGCTACTACCTCTGGCATTAAGGCAAACGTAGCTGACAGCAAGTATACCTCTAACACTGAGACTATCTTGTTTGCCAATGAAGATGGCTACGTGTATGAGTTGGAAGTAGGTTACAGCTTTGATGGTCAGCCTATCGAAGCTATCTATGAATCCCCCTTCATGTCTGTGACTGACCCTCGCACTCGTAAGACCTTCTACAAGCTGACTACGTATCTTGAGCTTGAAGGTTCTATGACTATGAGCCTCAACGTCAAGTATGACTTTGCACGTGACAGAGGTTACACTGTTATCCAGCCTGAGACTGACATTATTCAAAGCTCTGGTAATGCAAGCTACTCCTATGGTTCACCTGGTGCAGTGTATGGTGTTGCACGTTACGGCGGTGTTCTTGATAGTGTGTATGAGAATAACCTTGTAGGCTCAGGCAAAACGATCTCACTCCGCTTCTCCGATAACTCTACCAACCCTTCGTTCTCTTTGGATACAGCAATCCTAGAATACTCTCAGAATGATCGCCAGTAAGGAATACTGTAATGACGGGCTACACTCGAAACGACACAGCCAATAGCATTGACAACGGTAACGTTATTGACGCTGTGGCTCTTGATGGCGAGTTCAACGCTATTGAGGCTGCATTCAATAACACTACGGGTCATACTCATGATGGCACGTCTGCAGGTGGTGCACCTATCACTAAGGTAGGCCCTACGCAAGACGTTACTGTTACGACTGTTGCAGTTCTTCCTAAGACGCACAACACTCTTGATCTTGGTGTTACTGCTAACCGCTTCAAGGGTGGTTACTTTGCTGGTGGCGTCTCTGCTACGGGTGGCTTTACCGGGGATTTGACTGGTAACGTAACTGGCAATGTCACTGGTAACGTTACAGGTAACTTGACTGGTGCAGTTACTGGCAACGCATCGTCTGCTACTGTGTGGCAAACCTCTCGTAGCCTCACTCTTTCTGGTGATGTAACTGGCACGGTTGCTGGCATCAATGGTTCTGGTGATATTGCTATCACTGCTACTGTTGTAGACAATAGCCACAACCACACGTCCTCCACTATCACGGACTTCACCTCTGCTACCCAAGCTGTAGTAGGTGCCATGGTTGCTGGTAACACTGAGTCTGGCATTGCAGTTACGTATGCTGCGGGTAAGCTGAACTTCGATGTAGCTGATCCTACTATCACTCTGACGGGTGACGTTGCTGGTTCGGCTACCATGACAAACCTTGGCAACGTTACTATCACCACTACTGTTCAGCCTAACTCTGTTGCACTTGGCACGGATACTACAGGTAACTACGTCGGTTCTGTATCTGGCGGAACTGGTGTCACTGTTACTGGTGCTGTCGGTGAAGGCTACACGCCTATCGTAAGCATCGGCCAAGACGTTTCTACCTCAAGCAACGTTGCGTTCAACTCTGTGACTACTACTGGTGCTGTCACTGCAGCTAGCCTTGTAGGCCCTGTTACTGGTAATGCTTCTACTGCAACTAAGCTTCAAACGCCTCGGACTATTGCTCTGACGGGTGATGTTGTAGCTTCTGGTTCCTTCGATGGTAGCGGCAACCTCTCTATGTCTGCAGCTATCCAGCCTAACTCTGTGGCTCTCGGCACGGATACTACTGGTAACTACGTTGCTACCGCTGTTGGTGGCACGGGTGTTACGGTTACTGGTGTAGGCGCAGAGAATGCTACCGCTAACATCAGCATCGGTCAGAACGTTGCAACTACTGCAAACGTAACCTTCAATGACATTCATGCTACGGGTTCTGTCCTTGTGGATGGCAACCTTACCGTTACGGGTACAACTACTACTGTTAATACTCAGACGGTTAGCACCAGCGACACCTTTATCATCCTCAACAACGACCTTACCACTGCGCCTACAGAGAACGCAGGCATCACCATTAACCGTGGCACAGGTGCTGACAAGTCTCTGCTTTGGGATGAAGGCAATGACCGCTGGACGGTGGGTAGTGAAATCTTTGTAGCAGGCACTTTCATCGGTGCTTTGACGGGTAATGCCTCCACTGCAACCTCTCTTGCTACTCCTCGTAACATCGGCTTCACTGGTGACGCAACGGGTGGTGCATACTTCAACGGCACCTCTGACGTTACGATTACTCTGACTGTGCTTGATGATAGCCACAACCACATCATTGCTAACGTCGATGGCTTGCAGTTGGCACTTGATGGTAAAGCTGCTTCTACACACACTCATCTTATCTCTGATGTCACTAACCTGCAGACTAACCTGAATAACCTCCAGGCGGGCCTTGACACTAAGGCTAATAAAGCTGGCTCTTCTAGCCAGACTTTTGCAGCTTCCACCTTGACGGCTACTGCAGTTAATGCTTCTACTGCTACGCTTAGCACTTCTCTGTCTGTGCCTACTGCGACTATTACTACAGCTAATGCTACTACCGTCAATGCTACTACTGCAAATGTTACTACTGCAGACTTTGGCGCTTGGACTGTCTCTGAATCTGCTGGTGTACTTTACTTCAAATACAACGGCACTAACAAGATGAAGCTAGATAGTAACGGTAATCTCACTGTTACTGGCGACATTACAGGTTACGGCACTATATAAGATAAGGGCGTAGCAGATGGG